GTAATATCACTTGAGGGGTAGTAAGTCTCGCCGCCCTCAAACTCAGGCGTAGTAGCTCCGCTTGTAAGCGCCCAACCGCCAAACTCTTTATTGGACGGCGGTGTAAGTGTAGCGCCGGAGTTAATAGTAGTAGAGCTACCAGCATTAACGACTACAGTAGTAATAGATCCCGTACCGCCGTTAGCGTCGTAGTTTACTCTAAAAGTAGTACCGGCGGCGGCAAGTGTAGCCGTAATAAAAGCGATAGCCTCAGCCTTAGTAGCGAATGTTTGAGCCGTACTCCACTTACCGTTAGCAAGAGACATGATTTGCCCCTCAATAGATGGAGTAGAAAACTCTACGGACTCGCCCTTAGTGTTATCGTCTTGGCTCGGCTCGCTAAACTTTACTTTATAAAGTATCTCTACTTTGTAAAGTCTAACGTTAGCTACCATTTTATTAACAATGCGGGCAAGTGCTACATAAGGCGCAACGTCGTTAACATTTCTAACAATGTTACCGCTCGCGTCTATAGAGTGTCCCAAAACGTCCGCAAAAGTAACGTCCCTATCGTCGTCTACGCCAAGAGTAATAGTACCGCTTTGAAAACTTGTATCGCTCTCGGCTAATACGTCGTCGGCATAAAGGCTCGCGGAGTTATTAGAGATAGATACACTCGCGCTAACAGCTTTACCAAAGCTCTTTTTACCGTCATAACTCGGCGTACCGTCCGCCGCCTCGGTAAGCTTTGCGTACCAAAGATTATTAAGTCCAATCTTAGCCATTTATATTAACCTCCTTTTTAGATTTTTATTAACCCTCGTCAAGAGTAAGCCCGCTAAGATCGTAAGTCTTAGTATAGGTTACTTCTCCGTCCGAGCATTGAATAACAAATACTTGGTTATCCTTGTCCGTGATCTTAAATACGCCGTCCATATCCGCGTCAAGTTCTACAAGTCCGCTTGAGACGGACGGGCGCAAACCTACCTTAATAGATGTAGCGTTAGCGTTATCCTTAGTAAACTTAAGAGCAAGGAAATAACCAGCGCCCCAAACGTCTACAAGGGAGCCGCTTGTAAGCTTATGGAGAGTACCAGTAATAGCGCCGTTTGCTACGGTTACGCCCGTTTGCATAGTGCTAACCGTAGTACCCCAATAATTTTTATTACTTGCGGGGCTTGCGGGTGTTACGTTAGAGCTACCGAAAATAACGCCGCCGGAGATCTTGTCTAAAACCTCGTCTGTAGTGTCGTTCTCGTTAAAGTCGGTAACGTTATAAGCGACTTTAGCAAAAGTCTTAAGGCTCTTTACTACTGTCATTTTATAAACCTCCTTAATTAAATTTGTAGTTGCTTGGCAAAACAAAAAGTTTTATGGTAGTAGCCCGTATCTACATCGTATAAGTCGGGGCTGTCTCGGTTTGGTTGCCAAGTCCAATTATTATTTTTAAGCAATTCTTTAACAGCGTTTGCAATAGCTATATAGTTACCCTTAGAGTATATATCAAAGTCGTAAACCGGCACTACGCCTAATATTTCGTCGTCGCCTGAGTAAGAGTTTTTTGTATCTACTTGAGAATAAACTATATAAGCGTCCTCGTGTCCCTCGTAAAAGAGATAGCTTACGGGTATAGCTATATTATTTACCTTAAAGCCGGTAAAAATAGTTTGTATCTCAGTATTAAATAACATCTTGCTTTAGTTCTCCTTGATATATTTCTCTTGAGCTTTTAGCATAGCTGTCTCTATTTGCTTTTCGTTAAAACAAGCTCTAAAAAAAGGCTTTTTAGGGTAAGGAGCGCCCGAGCGTCCATACTCAAAGATATTAGCTACAAGCGGCGCGGGTGTTACTTGGTTATGCCTATTAACAAAGTATCCCGTTATCATAACTTGAGCGTTAATACCGTCGTCGCTCGGAGTCTTATAGGCTTTCGTAACTTTGATGTTATTACCATTTAAGACTTTTTTTAAGTCTCTCGGCATTTTAGCATTAACGTTAGCCTCTACGACTCTCGCACCGGCGGTTACCATATCGGCTAACATTTGCTCGGTGTTTTTCTCCAGCTCGGAAAACATCTTAATTAAGTCGTCGGGCATACCGCCTACAAAAGCCGCCACTTTTAAGCCTCCTTAGTGTGTTACCTCTTTTGCTTGTATTTCAAGTTCTACGTTAGCCTCGTCTACGTTGTTTAAGTAAAGGATCTCGTAACGCTTACCCTTAAATAAAATAATATCGTCTCTTGTTATTTGAGTTACGGGGTATCTAATAGTAAAATTAGTAGTTGCTTTTTCAAAGTCCGAGCCGTTAGCTATAAGGGTAAAGCCCTTAGTAGTTTTCACTTTAGCAAACGGGCTTAATATTGTTACCTGAGTAGTAACATTAAAGCCCGCCGCGTCTTTAGTGATAGTCTCTCTAACTATCTCTATTTTTCTATTATAATCTCCAGCGTTTTTAACGATATTCATAACAGATTTACCGAGTGTAAGCCTAAGATAGCCTCGACTACTTTATTAACGTTTCCAGTATCTACGTAGTAAGCTCTATTATCAAACATATCTTGAGCTAAGACATAAACCGCTATAGTTATATCTTTGCTCTCGTCTACTTGCTCGGCGGTTAAGCCCGTCCATTTATAAACGTAGTCTTTAGCCGCCGCAAGTATCGTAGTTAATAAAGCCTCGTCCGCCGTTGTAAGCTCGGAGAGTCGGAGGTAGTCGGCTAAGTCTTGTATAGTTAATTCGCTTACGCTCTTAGCTGTAGTCGGCATAGCTTAAACCTCCTTTTTAGTCTTAGTCTTTTTAGTCTTAGTCTCAGGCTCGTTAGAGATCTCCTCGACTAAGCCGCCCTCGATAAGCTTTTTAGCTAAGTCTTTGTCAAGCTCTTTAATATCGCCTTTACGCATATTAACTACGCTAATAAAAGACTTGAGAGCGCGATAAGTAGACATAAACTAAACCTCCAATAACTTATACTCAGGAAATAGCCAAGCAAGCAATCTTTTGTTGATCTTGGACTCTTGCGTCAAACTCTACCCAACCTACTACGCCTACGGCGTGTTGAGCGGCGTAAAGCTCTCTAAGGACTTCTACGTGCATTTCCTCGCTAAACTTAGTAGCAAGTCCCGACATATCGCCGTAGTAAATAACACGCTTACCGCTTGCTACGTCGTCCATATTGTCGGAGACGTATACGGGCTTACCAAGCAAAGTTTTACCAAAAGGAGCGCTAATATCGTCTTGGAGCAAGTAGCGTCCTACGTCGTCCTTAAGCTCTCTAAGAGCGGTACGAGTAGCCGGAGACATAATCCAAATAGAGTCGGCTTGGTAAATATCCTTTACCATACCTTGTAACTCAATAACTGAGTCGGCTGTAATACCCGCTACTGTCTTAACGTTTGTAGCCTCGGAGAGTCCCTTAACCTTTGTTGTATCGCCGTTACCCAAAAGTTGTAACTCAATAAAGCGTGCAATATCGTAAGCCATTCTCTTAACGATAAAGCCTACAATATCAAACTCTACGTTATTGATAAGAGTACGAGAGATCTTTGTAAGAGCGCCGGCAAGGAAATAGCTAAGCTCGATAGTTGTAAAGTTACCCGTAGAGCTTGCCAAGTCGGAAAACTCGGAGGCATAAGCTACGGTAATTTGTGTAGAGCTGTCGGCGGGATAGTAAGGGATCTCGAGCTTACCTTTTACGTTATACTTTTCGGACTTCTCGAGTATAGGGCAAATATCGTAAACAAGCTCGATAATCTTACGAGCGATTGTCTTAGGAATAATAGCGCCGTTGTTAGCGGGTGCAAGCTCGTTAGCTCTCTCGTTAACTACTACGCCTCTAACGTAGTTCTCAAAAGCTCTTGCCTCCAGCTCCTCGGTTGCCTTGTCCTCTACGTTAGCCTTTACGGAGCGTTGCTCGTCGCCGCAAGCCCTACCGTCCTCGCTTGCCGCCTCCATAGCGTCGTCAAGGTCTTTATCAATACCCAAAAAGTCCTTGATAGCCTTAACATTGTCTCGAATCTCCGCAAGCTCTTGCGCCTCAGCGTCGGTAAGCTCTCTCTTTTCAGCCTCAGCCGTGTTAACAAGAGTCTCGGCGCGGGTGATAAGATCGTTCATTTGCTCGGTCTTTGCCTTTACGTTCTTAAACATAATCTTAAAACCTCCTTAGTTAATTTTTTACCGAGTCTCTTAAAGTCTTTAACTCGGCGACTATGTTTTTATACTTAGAGTTATCGTAACTCTTAGTATCTTGGTTAGCCTCGGCGGGTGTATCCGCCTCGGGTGTTACTGTCTCAGGCTCGGCGCGTAGCTCGGTCTTAATCTCCTCTACTACCTCTTTAGCTGTCTCCTCTATTACGTCTATAACCTCGGGCGTGTAATTCTCGCCCGCGTTAATTTGCTTGTCCTCGTCTCCAGCTCTAACGTTTACCAAAGTCCCGTCATACGCCGGTGTTTTTTCTCTATTGAGTATACTTACCTCGTATAAGTTAAGGTCTTTAACCATTCTATACGGCAAGCCCGTTTCGTTATCTTGCATAACGTCTACGGCTCTATCCTCAAAGCCAAAGCTCCAGCCTACCAAGTTATTATTACGAGCGTCCTTAATTACTTCGGGATCTGTAATAACCGCCCGAGCGTGCAAGCCTATATTATCCTCGTTTAATTCAAGCTCGCCCGTACCAGTGCCGCCTAAATCTCTCTCGGGGTTATGGTTTAAGAATATTCTAACGTCCTTATTACGCTCTAACGCACGCCCAAAAGCGCCCGCGCATATTTTTTCAATAAATCTACCAAAGCGACTAAGCAAGGGCTTAGACGGGCGCTCTACGGCGTTTACGTAGCCCTCTATAGTTACGCTGTCGGCTCTAATCTCAATTCTCATTAGTTTTAGCCTCCTCGCTCTCTCCTGAGAGATCGTCTATAGACATTTGCTCGCCGCTTGCGGCTCTCTCCGTGTCGTTAAGATCGTCTATAAAAGACTCCTCCTCGATTGTCTTAACGTCGCTTGTAGAGTCTGTATTAGGCGTGTAGTAAGTTTGCTTGTTAACGTCAAAGAGTACCGAGCCTAAGCCTAAGTCTATAACGTCTCCGCCCTCTATCTCGTTCATATTTTCCATACGTCTACGCTCGTTTATAGTAGTCATTTGACACTCTTTAGACATTCTATAAACCTCGTAGCGTTCTTTAATGCTTGCTTTAATGATCTCTTTTACATCAAACTCAAAAAAATACTTGCCTTTTTCTTTTTCTAACAGTAAGTCGCGGTTAAGCGCTGTCTCAAAAGCTTTGATTATAGGATAGATAGCAAACTTAAACGTATTGTTAAAGTCGTTGCTAATATGGAAAATATCGTCTATTTGCTCTTTAAGGGTTTTAATACTCTCGTTTAATTGCATTTCTACAGATGTATTAGCCGCCTCTTTAAAGTCAAGCCCGTTATTAAGCACTACTACGGACTCAGTATTATTAGCGTATAAGTTACGCCAAGCGGCTTTTAATGCGTCTATTTCGGGTTGCCCTAATTTGCGCTCGGACTTAAGAAAACCGCGTTTGTTACCGCCGGTTTTTACAAGTCCTAATTGATAAAGTTGTGTTTGGTAAGCTGTCTCAAAAGCTGTAGATAACTCAGCCGTAATAGGAGTACCAAAAGCGCCCGTTTTAGTATTACGCAAGAGCTTAATAAACTCGTAAGGCTTATAAGTGTCTTTGCCTACGTAAATAATATAATCTTTGTGTATAGGTTCAAAATTATAATTAGTTACTACGTATTGATCCTCGACGTAGTATAAGCCGGTAACAGTATTACGGCTTTTTTCTATGTAGCAATAACCGCCCGAGCCTAAAAAGTAGTCCGTTACCATAGCTTTTTTAAGTTGAAAAGCGTCTAAAGTGTCTCGGGTATCTCCATTAAGGAGCTTTACGCGGTTATCGTCGTCTTGGCTCTCTACTTTGCCTTGCTTGAGTTTATAAAGCTTAACGGGCATAGACGCTATGCAATTACTAATAAAGTCTATATTAGCCTCTACAGCCGGTATAGTTAAAACTTGCTCGCGGGTAATTCCAGTACCTTTTATAATAGACGTTAATAAAACGTCGGAGGGCGACTCTTGCTCTCTTGTCTCGGATATATTCTCGCTACGTCTATTAAAATTAAAAAGTTTAAAAGCCACGTTAACCACTCCTTAAGCGCTTTTCAAGTGATTTTCACTTGGTTTTTACTTACTTTCATTTGTTTTCACTTTATAAAATAGACTAAAAGACTTGAATTGTAAACCCGTCCGAGCCTAAAAAGTAGTCTTGCTGTAATAGATAGCAAGCGTTAATAGTGCTTACTACCATATCGACTTTACCGGCGCTCTTTTTCTTATTTACATATAGGTTTTTGTTAGTGTCATAAGTGCAACGGCTGTTTAAAAAATTGATCTCGTAAAGCGGGTTAGATGTATAAGCAAACTCGCCCTCTAAGATTTTCTCTTTTAATAGCTTTGTCGGAGGGTGTAATACGCTCGAGTGTTGCCGGATCTCTACACAAGTTAAGCCCGCCGCATCCAGCTTTTGAGCGGTGCTAATAGCATTCCAACGGTCATAGCCTATCGCTTGTATCTCTACGCCTAATCTCTCGGGCAAGCTTAATATAAAGTCCTCTACGGTCTTATAGTCTATAACCTTGTTACCACAAGCTATAACTTTACCAGTTTTTAACAGCTCTCTATAATTGACTCTCTCGCTCGCGCTTTTCTCCTCTATTCTCTCCTCGGGTATAAAAGCGTAAACGTCCGCCAATATATTATTATTCTCGTCTACTGAGAGTATAGCTACGCTCGTATTATCGCCGCTCTCGGATAAGTCTAAACCTAAGTAGACTACTCGCCCGCTCCAATCAATATTAGCGACTTTGCAAGCTTGCACGTTACTAACGTCTATAAAAGTCTCAGTACCAGCGCCGCTATATATGATATTACAATGCTTTGTTACAAAGTTCTCTCTTTTATCCTCTTGGGCTATAGCTTGCGCTCTCTTTTTTAATAGATCCTCGTATATTTCGGGTATCTCTAAAGAGACGGGGTTAGCTTGTTTTAATATAAGATCGTCCGTTTGCCAATCTTTAGTGTTATCAGGTTCAAAAAGCAAGCTAAAGTAAGTATCGTCCTCTATAGTACCGTCTAAAACCTTTTTAGCGTAAGCTACCTCGGACTCAAGCGGGTTATTAAGTGTCGGATATTTAGTAGAGATCCCAAAGCCTAATTTATTTAATATATTTATTTGTCCGCTTTGCATAGCGTCTATAGCGTAATGGTTAGGTAAAGCGCCTATCTCGTCCGCACAAAAGACGTTAGGCATACGCCCGTCAAGCGTGGAGTTAGAATAGTTAAGCGGTGTATACTTGCTCTCTAAAGCTGTAAACTCTATATAGTCCCTGAGTATCTTAAAGCGCTTTTTGCCCTTATACTCATAGACTAAAGGAGAGCTTTTTAATATTGATACAATAGCCTCTCGGATCTCTCTACTTAAAGCTCCGTCCGGCGCTACTGAAAAAAATTGACTAAAGCGCGGCTCGGTAATAAATAGCAATATAAAGAGCGTAGCTACTGTAAAAGTCTTAAAGTTTTTACGGCATATCTCCAGCAAGCCAAACTCATAACGCCGCCTTTTTGGGTTTTCTCTATGCACTACAGCAAGACAAGCTATATACACTAACCATTGGTAGCCGGAGCTACACTCGTAAAGCGTTTGTCCCGCCTTTAAGCCTTTAGGCATTATTAAAAGCTTTAATAGTCCCTCTATTTGCTCTATCTTTGCTACTGAGACTATATATTTTTTGTCTTTGCCCTCGCAAAGCCGCATAAATACCCGCATTTGTAACTTTACATAATGCGGGGTAGTCTTAAGCTTATAGTTAGCCTTGCAATATTTATACGCTTTACACTCAGTAGC